CTTAGCAACGCATGAAATCATAATGGTGTAGGTATCAAGTTTACGGCTGTTAGCCTCTTTAGAACTCTCTTTTGAATTTTCTTTGAGAGCCTTGATAGTCTTTTCGTTCTCACCGATGACAGTAAGGTTAGCCGCATCGATAGGTAAATTTTTTGCAGTAGATGTCTGCATGACAGTCTCCATTAAAGGTTAAGTGTTTCGCCGTGCTATCGGCTCATCGGTACGTCAGCATCAGACGCAGACACTGGGGCTTTTGCCCCAAGGGTTAGGGTTGGAAATTGGAATAGTGTTGTGGGTGTGCCGCCTCGTATTTTGCAGAATGCGCTGGGTGAGCCTCTTCAAAATCGACAATCTTGTCGGCGGCATCAACCATAATTTTTATTTCGGTTGGATTGTTTGTGGGCTTATAGCCCTTGAGGTAAATCGTAAGCATTGCCTCGTAGGTCTTCACATATTCAGCGTAAGTCATATGCGGTTATCCCTTCCAAGAGTGAAGACGCACACTTTCTCGCGTTTGCGATTGCAAAGTGATTGTCGAGGTTAAAACGGCGATACGCTTTTTTTCGGAAATCATATGCCGTTACTATGTTGTCTGGGTCTCTCGCCTCACGCTTAAGAACGCCCCAGAAATCGCGGCTCCCCTTCTTTGTTACAAAGTGGGCTTTTACTATCTGGCCCTTAAAGGTGGACAGTACTTTTTCTTTTCTATTTGTCATATAAAGTCTCCATTACATTTTTACTTGGTAAATATCCCAGCCGCGCTGTTCAGCAATCTGTCTGGCAATTTCAGTTTTGTTGGTTCCATCAGGCTTTGAAAGATAAGGTATCTTTGCGTCAGCAACGCACTCATCACAGGCATGGTCTCCATCAAATTCATTGACGATTAGCCAGCAGTTTTCACAGTCCATATTTGGTTTGATGCTAGTCATATTAAAATCTCCCAAAAGAAGAGGGGGCAAAGCCCCCATCTATTTAAAAAGGTTAAATTCAAATCGTTGAATAAAATATTCTGGGTTGTCTGCACGATTTACAGCAAAATTTATTGTTGATTTGCAAATACGATTTTCATGTCTTGCAATATCAATGGCTGATTTATTTAACAGCCCCATATTTACCAGCGTTTGCATTGTCTCAATTCGGAGCGGTGTAACGTCAGCAAAAGCCTCAGAATGCTCAGGTGCGTAAGTTGAATAATTCATGGTATCAGTCTCCCTGTTTCGCGGTCACTCTTCATAACTGGCTACCAATGCCAGCGACAGGTTGTATTCATCTGGCGTGATCTAAACCGTCACGTTATGGGATGGGTGCTAAACCAAGCCCTCAGTCTACACCCCCGATTTGCACATAAGCCGAACGCTATCAAAGCGGTAATCAGGTGGTGTTCCAGTTTCGGGGGTGCTAGCCCCTCGCCCCGATGGGCGTGTCCGGTAATGTAGCGTTAGCCTCCTTAAAAAATTTCAAAAAAAAAACTCCAACCGCATTAGATCACAATAGCAACACCCATGCAAACACTAAATGCGTCTAAATGCACTAATTTGTCACAGGGTACAAATGTTAGCCGTTTGACCTATGCGTTTTGTTGTAGTGTTCCTCCTATGTAGTAGACGATCCAGAAACCATTATTATTGTGTGATCGTGATATTTTTTTCCTCTCAGTACATAAAACGAATGAGACCCCCACTTTATTATTTTTATTTTATTTTTTTTAATGCTGTGACATTTATGCAACACCAGCCCTCAAAACACCCCAAATTGACCCTCAAAACACCCCAATATTTGTTTGTACACAAACAAGTTTGTTCACCATGTGTTCACGGCTGGAACAAAACGTGAAAACGAGCGAGGTTGATCTGTGAGTATAGGCTAGTGAAGTCCGTGTATGATTGTGACCAAAAAACCTAAAATCGCTGTATGAGCTTCTATGGGCGTTTAAACGCTATATAAAAAAATTGAAATTTTGAGTTTTTTCGACTAAATATGGCGTGAAAATAGGGGTGATCTAGTGCGATTTGAGGGGCGGTGTTATCATTGTACGAGGGAACAAATCGAAAAGCCCGACCAAGCGTTAGCGCATTTCGGTGGCACATTTACATAGGGGTGAATACATGAGTAAGGATAAAGACAAGACCAGTTATTTGAAATTGGTAAGCAGTGACACTGACAAGCTCACAAGCAAACAGGAACATTTTTGCCAACTGGTAGGTCATGGGGAAACACTGACAGAGGCCTATCGACAGGCCTACAATGTCAGCCCCAAGACAAAGCCAAGCACTGTATGGACAAACGCCTCAAAGCTGGCGACTGAGAACACTAAGGTTTCACTAAGGATAAAAGCGGTAACTGAGGAAATCACCGCACGGAAGCGCACAGACGATGACCGCCTAAAAATCTGGATCACTGATCGGCTCAAGACTGAGGCACTTGAAGCAGAGAGCGATAGTGCAAGGGTGGCAAGCTTAACCCAGCTAGGCAGATCGATTGGCATGTTCTCAGATCGTGTCGAGACTGATAGCGTGGCCGACAGATCAGCGAATGAAATCGAAGCGGACATTCAGCGGAGGCTGGCGTCAATTCTGGGCGAGTGACCCTCCTCACGATTGTTTGGGGGAGGGCTGACCCCCACCTACCCCGATCCCCCCTGTAACGGGTTGGCACACCGCACGCCCTTACATGATGTTCTACACACCCAATACCCACAGTTTTTCAACACCCCCCCCTTTGCAAATTTGTACTAGGGTACAATAAAAAATTAGTGCCGGGTATTTTACAGGATATGACCCTAGGAATCTTACAGTCTGTATAATGATTATATTTATATATATATACATACCTAGTTATAGACTGTAATCTAATATATACTGCCTGTGAGTCGCTAAGTCTCCCGGCGACTCCGGTGGGGTTTTGAGCTTCCTCCCTAGCTCCCCCACCGTCATTATCTTGGGAGAGGGAGAAATTTTTGTCGGACAATATTATTCAGTTCCCTCGCGGTGTAGGTCTGGACGATAAAGAAGAATTAGACCCATATGAGATGTTTGGCGTTCTTCGTGAAGAGGTCACAATGACGGAGGCTGTTGTTGTTGGCTGGACAGATGAGGGAAATTTGTTTATGTCAACATCTCATGGAAAGGCCGCTGATATGGTTTTTCTGCTGGAACTGGCTAAATCGGTATTACTTAACAGGTGCGTAAGTGACGGTGATGAGTGATGGAGTTCTATACCTTTTTTGTCTTCTTCTCCGTAATCGTAACACCGGACGGGGAAATTAAGTCTTTTTCCAAGCATGTTACGGAATGTCCGACATGGGAGGTTGTAAAGGGATTGCATGAACCTAAAGTGGATAAGGGTGAGATAATAGATTGGGGGGCTACCTGTTTGGAGACCAAGCTGCCATTGGTAAAACCGCACAAAGACGCTGTTCCTGCCGACCCCCCTGTGCCTTTGGAGAAACCTAAAGCTAAAGGACTACGCACATAACATGAGCCAACTGGCAGCTATAAACAGCAAGATAGCCAATCTTCCGCCTGATCAGAAACAGGAGATACTTGATCTTCTGACAGAACTGGATGAGGCGAAAAAGAAGGAAGCCTGTAAAACAGAGTTTCTTCCGTTTGTTGAGCGTATGTGGCCTAGCTTCATAGGTGGTAAACACCATGCAATTATGTCAGATGCCTTTGAAAGGGTTGCTAATGGTGATCTGAAGCGCCTGATTATCAACATGCCACCCCGACATACCAAGTCGGAGTTTGCGTCCTATCTGTTTCCGGCATGGTTTCTTGGCAGGTATCCTGAGAAAAAAATCATTCAGACTGCTCATACAGCAGAACTGGCTGTGGGTTTTGGCCGTAAGGTAAGAAACCTTATTAATCAATCTGATTTCCAGCAAATATTTCCCGGCATATCCCTGTCCTCGGACTCAAAAGCTGCCGGAAGATGGAACACAAACAAGCGAGGTGACTATTTTGCTATTGGTGTTGGTGGTGCAGTTACTGGTAAAGGTGCTGACGTTCTCATTATTGACGACCCCCATTCGGAGCAGGAGGCGGCACTGGGGGCTTACAACCCCGAAGTCTACGACAAAGTCTATGAATGGTACACATCAGGCCCACGGCAGCGCTTACAGCCGGGTGGAGCGATCATTGTAGTGATGACAAGGTGGTCCACAAGGGACCTGACCGGACAAATCGTGAAGTCTGCCACGCAAAGACAGGGTGCAGATGACTGGGAAGTGATTGAGTTGCCCGCTATTATGCCTTCTGGTGACCCGTTATGGCCTGAGTTCTGGCCTGTTGATCAGTTAGAGGCACTAAAAGCCGAATTACCCGTGTCCAAATGGTCTGCACAGTACCAACAGGACCCAACTTCTGAAGAAGGAGCCTTGATTAAGCGAGAATGGTGGCAGGAATGGGATAGAGATAGCCCGCCACCGTGCGAAGCAATCATTCAAAGCTGGGATACTGCGTTCCTTAAAACGCAGCGAGCGGATTATTCCGCTTGTACCACTTGGGGTATCTTCAATCACCCGAATGAACAGGGTGAAACAGTGCCAAATTTGATACTTTTGGATGCTTACAAGGAAAAACTGGAGTTTCCGGAGCTAAAACGTGCTGCATATGACAAATATTGGGAATATGAGCCTGATCAGATGATTGTTGAAGCAAAAGCCGCTGGTTCTCCGCTTATTTTTGAGTTAAGGGCTATGGGAATACCTGTTACGGAGTTTACACCCTCCCGTGGTCAGGATAAGATAGCCAGAGTTAACGCTGTAAGCGATCTTTTTGCGTCTGGTGTTATATGGTGTCCACCGACTAGGTGGGCTGAAGAGGTTGTTGAGGAGTGTGCGGCGTTCCCTGCTGGAGATAACGATGACTTGGTGGATTCCACCACTCAAGCGCTGCTGAGGTTTCGTCAGGGTGGATGGATAAGAAGCTCTATGGACGAATGGGATGACGAACCAGTTTACAGAAGACCAGTTGAATACTACTAAAAGTTTTACTTTACGATATGTTATACATGACAAAGTAAAGGAATACGAAATGAACGGATGGATTGTTGTGAATGATTTATCACACTGCCATCACGGTAGATATTCTGTTATTATGGAAAAATTAGACAAGCTACAGGATAATTGACATGGCCGTTGAAAAACAAATGATCCCCTCTGAGGTTGATATGGAAGATACCGAAGAGGTGCAGATTGAAGTTGTTAACCCAGACGCCGTAGGTGTTTCTATGGATGGTGAGTCAATGATTATTGACTTCGATGGTGAGATGACAGAGCAGTTAATGGGGCCTGAGCATGATGCCAACTTAGCTGAGTTTATGGAAGAAGGTGATCTTGAGGGACTTGCGTCAGAGCTTGTTGATGACTTTATTTCAGATAGGCAGTCCAGAAAAGATTGGGCGCGTAGTTACGTCAAAGGGCTAGACCTTCTTGGTATGAAGATAGAGGAACGCACACAGCCTTGGGCAGGAGCCGCAGGTGTTTTTCACCCCGTCCTGACGGAAGCTGTTGTAAGGTTTCAGGCTCAGGCTATGGGAGAGTTGTTTCCGGCTTCAGGCCCGGTGCGAACCAAGATTGTCGGAAAGCTGGATTTAGATAAACAGGAACAGGCCCAGCGTGTAGAAACAGAAATGAATTATCTCCTGACTGAGGAGATGACTGAATACCGTGACGAGACAGAGCAGATGTTATTCCGGCTTCCACTTGCTGGATCGTCTTTCAAGAAAGTTTATTATGATCCTATCAATGAACGCCCTGCCGCCATGTTTGTGCCAGCAGAGGATTTTGTAGTTTCATATGGCGCTGCTGATCTTGCTACATGCCCTCGTTATACGCATGTAATGAAGAAAACAGAAAATGAAATAATAGAACTTCAGGTTGCTGGGTTTTATATTGATGTTGATCTTCCTGCTCCAGAACCTGACTACTCGGATATTCAGGAAAAATATGATGAGATTGATGGTGAGACCGCCGTTCTTGAGGACGATGATCGGCACACTATTCTTGAGGTTCATGCTGATCTTAACCTTCCTGAGCCATTTGATGATGCAGAAGGATTGGCCCGTCCGTATGTTGTGACCATCGATAAGTCCAGTTTGACAATTTTGTCCATAAGGAGGAACTGGTATGAAGACGATCCTAAAAAGCGTAAAAGACCGCACTTTGTTCACTATAGATACTTACCGGGCCTTGGGTTCTATGGAACGGGTCTTATTCATCTTATTGGTGGTCTTGCTAAAAGCGCCACAAGTATTCTTCGACAGCTTATTGACGCTGGCACACTCAGCAACCTCCCCGCTGGTCTTAAAGCTCGCGGACTTCGTATTAAAGGTGACGATTCGCCTCTCATGCCGGGTGAGTTCCGCGATGTTGACGTACCGGGTGGTGCAATTAGGGATTCGATTGCATTCCTTCCTTACAAAGAACCATCATCAGTATTATACCAGTTGCTCGGAAATATCGTGGAAGAGGGGCGAAGGATTGGCTCCGTTGCTGATGTACAAGTTGGAAACCTCAACCCGCAAGCTCCGGTCGGGACTACGCTAGCATTGATGGAAAGAAGCATGAAGGTAATGTCTGGCGTTCAGGCTCGTCTTCATGCGGCGTTGAAAAACGAACTTCGTATTCTTGCCAAGGTCATCCGTGACTACATGCCACCAGAATATAATTATGAAATGGAAGGCGACTTCAACCGCCAGCAGGACTTTGATAAGCGTGTTGATGTTATACCTGTATCTGATCCTAACGCTGCAACAATGGCGCAAAGGGTTGTCCAGTATCAGGCCGCTATGCAATTAGCTCAGCAAGCTCCAAATCTTTACAATATGGGTAAACTGCATCGTCAGATGCTTGAAGTGCTTGGCATTAAAGATGCTGATGAGATTGTTAAGCTTCCAGATGACATAAAGCCATCAGACCCTGTAACGGAAAACATGGCTATGCTGAAGCAAGAGCCAGTGAAGGCATTTAAGTATCAGGATCACGAAGCACATATTCAGGTTCATCTAGCTGCGGCGCAAGACCCAAAGCTACAAGAGATTATAGGTCAGTCTCCTTTTGCTGGCGCTATACAGGCTTCTATGGCGGCTCATGTCACAGAGCATGTTGCCTTCCAGTACAGAAAAGAAATAGAAAAGAACCTTGGCGTTGGGTTGCCTGATGAGGAAAAGCCTTTGCCAGAAGATATTGAAATAGAAATTTCAAGGCTATCTGCTGAGGCTGCTGGTAAATTGCTCCGCAAGGATCAGGCCGAAATTGCACAAAAGAAAGCCCAGCAACAGCAGCAAGACCCGCTTACTCAAATCCAGCAAAGAGAGTTGTCTTTGAAAGAAGCAGAGTTTCAACATAAAAAACAACTTGATATTGCAAAGCTTCAGGCCGATATTGAGTCCAAGGCTTCAAACGTTGAGGTTCAAAAAGATCGTTTGCAGTCAGAAGAAAAGCGTGAGGGCGCTCGTCTTGGCGTTAAAGTGGCAACAGAGACCGACAAAGCCCGAAGAGAAGATATTAAGCAGGGTATAGAGTTGGGTCGTGAAATGGCAAAGGACTTGGTGGAGATCGATGACAAGTGAACTTGATGTTATTAAAGAAAAAATCAGGGTGTATATGAATGATATCGCTGACCATATGGCATCCGGCGGATGCGGAAACCACGAAGAGTATATCAGACTCGTTGGCAAAGTTGAGGCCCTCGCGCTTGTTGAAAGGGATATACTCGATTTACAAAAACAGTTTGAAGAAGCGTGAGGCTTCCGCTTCTGATATAATTGAGTTATATTGCATATGTGGAGACTTTCAGGGCGAAAACCCTGCAAGGTACTGTGAACCTGAATCACTGCAAAAGGAACAGAAATGTATTCTGCTAAAAAAACGGTTGACGATGATGTCGCCCGCAAAATGCCAGAACCGACTGGCTACAAACTTTTGATTAAACCGCTTGAGGTTAAAGAGAAAACAGATTCCGGCATCTACATGCCAGATGCACTGAAGAATGCGGAACAGACCGCTTCAGTCATTGGTTTTGTAGTTAAGGCTGGGCCAGACGCATACAAGGACGCTGATAAGTTTCCTAATGGCCCATACTGCAAGGAAGGTGACTTCGTAATTTTTCGGTCTTATTCCGGCACAAGGTTTAAAATCGAGAAACAGGAGTTTCGTCTCATTAACGATGACACCGTTGAGGCTGTTGTCGATGACCCAAGGGGATACACAAGAGCATGAATGAAGTAGCGCAAAAAGAAGTTGCAGAGGAACAGTTTGAAGAAATTGATGACTCTGGATTTGAATTAGAGATTGTGGACGACACTCCTGAAGAGGATAAAGGCAAGCCTCGCCGTGCTGAAGATGCGGAAGCGCAGATACCAGAAGACGATGAGATTGCCAATTACAGTGATAGCGTCCAAAAACGTATAAAGCAGTTAAAGTTTGAGTTTCACGAAGAGAGGCGCAGAAAAGAAGAAGCGTCAAGACTCCGTGAAGAGGCAGTCAACTACGCCAGAAACATAACTGAAGAAAATAAAAAGTTACGCAAGAGCCTCGAAGAAGGAGAGGGAGTTCTTGTAGAGCAAGCGAAGGGCAGGGTTGACGCAGAGCTTGAAAGAGCAAAATCGTCTTATAAGGAAGCCTACGAAACAGGTGATCCTGATAAGCTAATTGAAGCTCAGGAAAAGTTAAGCGCCCTTCAAAATGAAAAGTTTAGGGTTGAGTCTTTCAAGCCAACGCCTTCTGCTGAGCAGAAAATGCCTGCTCATCTTGAGGCGAAACCGGAAGTTCAAGAGCCTGACTCCCGTACTAAGGAGTGGGCATCAAAGAATGAATGGTTTGGAAGTGATACAGAAATGACTGGCTATGCCTTCGGAGTTCACGAAAGATTAGTGAGAGAGGGCGTTCATACATCTACTGATGAATATTATCAAAAGATTGATGAAGCCATGAGAAAGACTTTCCCAGACAAGTTTGATGGGCAGCAAGTTGAGGCTGCACCTGTTCGTCAAACTGGTTCCGTGGTTGCCCCCGCCCAGCGAAGTGCAAAGAAACCACGCAGAGTGCAATTAACCTCAACACAGGTCTCACTCGCCAAGAGACTTGGCCTTACGGCAGAACAATATGCGGCGCAACTCTTGAAGGAGGCATCTAATGTCTAACAGAACCCCACGCTCAAACGAGTCTAGAGAAACACAAGCTCGTAAAAAAACTTGGCAAAGGCCGGGCATGTTACCAACCCCCGATCCACGCGATGGTGTAGAGTACCGCTGGATTCGCACATCAACTCTGGGTAACAGTGACAACACCAATGTGTCGGCTAAATTTCGTGAGGGTTGGACGCCAGTTAAGGCAGAGGACCATCCTGAATTACAAGTGTTGCCTGATATCGACTCTCGATTTCAAGGTAATGTTGAGGTTGGAGGATTGCTACTTTGCGAGAACTCAACCGAATATGTTGACTCCCGAAGGGAAGCTCACGATGGCATGAATGCAAATCAGATTGAGGCAGTTGATAACAGCTATCTCAAGCAGTCTGATCCAAGAATGCCTATGATGCAGCCCGAAAGGACGACAAAAACTTCGTTTGGTAAGTAACCAATAATGGGTGCTTACCGTGTTTAACTATTGAGTAGATGAGAGGAGAGACAATATGTCTTCAGTTGCTGCTCCCTTCGGTCTGCGCCCGATTGGTAAATTGGACTCTGGCTCACTGGAAGTTTTCCGCCAGTACCCAATTGCGTCAGGTTACGCTACCACTATTTGCACTGGCGATGTCGCCCAGCTTGTAGATAATGGTACAACAACCACCATTCAAAAGCAGGCTGGTACAGGTGATGATTCCACCGAAATCGATATGGTCGGTGTTTTCATGGGGTGTTCATACACCGATCCTAACTCAGGCCAAAAAGTGTTTTCACAAAAATGGCCTGCTAGCACCGTTGCGTCTGACGCAATGGCGTTTGTCGTAGATGACCCAAATGTACTGTTCACTATCCAAGCTGATGGTGCGCCTACAAATGTTGGCGATGTCTATGGCAAGAATACACTTTTCGTTCAGACCGCTCCAAACACTTCACTAAATATTAGTCGTGTAGCTTTGGATATTTCTGAAATTAGCACTGATGCTCAGAACCCAATCAGAATTATTGATTACTTGGGTGGAGATCAAGGCGATGAGAAGGGTACTTCATATCCGATTCTGGTGTGTAAATTTAATTACCATCAGCACACATCCACAACTGGCTCAGCGTAAGGAGTGTAACTGATGGCTATTTCACGCGCACAACTTTTAAAGGAGCTTTTGCCGGGTCTTAATGCATTGTTCGGCATGGAGTACGAAAAGTACGAAAATGAACATGCAGAAATCTATGAAACTGAAAACTCAGAGCGTAGCTTTGAGGAAGAGGTCAAACTGTCAGGTTTTGGTGCTGCACCAGTAAAGCCTGAAGGTTCTGCGATTTCATATGATTCAGCACAAGAGTCCTTCACCGCCCGTTACAACCACGAAACAGTGGCAATGGGCTTCTCTGTAACCGAAGAGGCAATGGAAGATAATTTGTACGATGCGCTTTCAGCACGTTATACAAAGGCTCTTGCACGGGCTATGGCTTACACAAAGCAAGTCAAAGCTGCTTCTCTTCTAAACACAGGCTTTACAACCTTTACATCTGGTGATGGCGTTACTTTGTTTAATGCTAGCCACCCGACTGTACAAGGTGGTACTAACGCCAACCGTCCAGCAGTTGCTGCTGATCTGAACGAAACTTCTCTTGAGGATGCTGTAATTAACATTGCTGCATTCGTTGACGAGCGTGGTCTACTTGTAGCCGCCCGTCCTCAGAAGCTGATCGTTCCACCAGCACTGATGTTCGTTGCGACTCGCCTGTTGCAGACTGATCTTCGTGTCGGCACAGCCGATAACGACATCAACGCTCTGCGCTCAAACGGATCAATCCCACAAGGATTCCGCGTAAACCATTATCTCTTGGATAATGATGCGTTCTTCCTTACTACGGATGTTCCAAACGGCATGAAGCATTTTGTCCGTACTCCAATGTCAACATCTATGGATGGTGACTTTGATACAGGCAATGTTCGCTACAAGGCCCGTGAGCGGTACAGCTTTGGTGTATCAGACCCACTTGGCGTTTACGGCTCACCCGGAGCGTAATCGTACTAGGGTACAAATATTGATTGGGCGGCTTTCGGGTCGCCCTCTCTTTTGCTATAATTCATAAGAACCTTGACAGTCGCATAGGGCGGCTGACATTAGCCAAGACAAGGAGTTCCTCATGGCTACTACCACTTTTTCTGGTCCAATTAAGGCCGGAACAATCAAAAACACTACAGGCACAACAGTCGGAACTGATATTGCAAATGTCGGTCAAGTTGTTATGGCCCAGACATTTTCAGCAGATTTGTCAGGTGGCGCTCTAGCTGCTTCTGTCACTGATGTTGTTATCCCTGCAAACTCTCAGATTATTGACTGTGTGATTGACATCATTACAGCAGCTAACACTTCTACCAATCTTAGTGTTGGAGACACAGCAGGCGGCGCAGCTACAATCCTGAACACTTTTGCATCTGGAACAGACGCTGGTCGTAAATACCCAACAACACAAGCTGGCGCTGCATTAGCTTGGCAGGATACTGGCACAACAGACATCCGTTTGACTGTGACCGCTTCTGCTGCCACAAACGCAGGCCTTGTTCGTTTTACAATTCTGTATCAGCAAAACAATAACCTTGCTTAATAGGAGGTTATTATGGCTGATGGTGATGTAAAGGCGTATAACTTTAATACAGGCGACACACCTGCTTTAATTGGTCCCTCTAGGTCTAGGATCAAAAACATCCTAGTCTACGGAACAAATGTCACTGCTTTGACTTTGAAGAATGGAACCTCTGGTGGAACCACACTTCTTGACATTAGCGTTGCCGCAGGATGGAATGAAATATTTCTTCCGGATGATGGCATCTTGGCAAAAGACGGTGTGTTCTTTGCTGCATTGACTGGTTCCGGAAGTCAGGTAACTCTTCTTCTGGCGTAATAGTCGCTTAAAACAGGCCCGTAGAAGGTAAAACGCTAATGGCTGAAAAAGTAGAAGTAACTTTAGCCAGATTAGAAGAGCGCATCAAAACGCTCTCAGATGAAGTGCGCCATGTCCACAAAGAGGTGTCTGACTTAAAAGCTCAGGCAAACAGGTGGAAAGGCGCATTTTGGGTTATTGTAGGGCTAGGTGGCGCTGTAGGCGCTCTAGCCCATTTATTTATTGGCTGGATGAAATGACAATTTCAAGAGCAAATATGGAGAAGCAAGTGGCTTATGGAAAGAAGAAAAAAGTTAAAAAGATGATTGGTGGCGGTGAGCTTCTTGGCTCCATCAGTCCTTTAGCTGGCGCAATAACCGGGAAAGGCGTATTGGGAAGGGCAATGGGTAAGGGGTTAAAGAATGTAAGCCCACTAGCCGCTCTTATTAATGCGAACAAAAAGAAAAAAGGCTCCGCTGCTCCGGCAGCAGACGCTGCTCCACAGGCTGGCGCAGGGATGGGTGCAAATCAAATGCAAGGCATGGCTAGAATGTATGGTGGTGGTTCTGTAAAAAAGAAGCGTGATGGCATAGCTATAAAAGGCAAGACTAAAGGGCGTATGTGCTAATGGAAAAGAAGTCTGTAACTGCTCCAAAGGGTTTCCACTGGATGAAGTCCGGGAGCAGTTATAAACTTATGAAAAACCCAAGTGGTGGGTTTAAACCTCACAAGGGCGCTAGTCTAAAGGCTGTCTTCCCTCTTCAAAAGGTCCACAAATGAAACGTAATTATAAATCAGAGTACAAAAAGTATCAGTCCTCTGACAAACAGAAGACCAGAAGGGCTGGTAGAAATGCTGCGAGAAGAAAGATGACTGTCGCTGGCAAGGCTAGAAAAGGTGACGGCAAGGATGTAAGTCATAAAAATGGCAACCCAACAGATAATCGTAGATCAAACTTAAAAATGGTTTCTGCTGCAAAAAACAGATCGTTCAGGCGCACTTCTACTGCGCGTAAGGTCAACAGGAGGGCATAATGAGAGCCGCCAAAATGATGTGCGCCAACAAGCGCAAAAAGCCTATCGCCATGAAGAAAGGCGGTAATCCAGTGGCGAAGAGTTTGGCAAGCCCCGCTCTAAAGCCAAAGATTGTAAAGCCAAAGAAAGGAAAGGGGTCTTACAACAGGAAGGCCCCTTCCGTTAAGGAAATGAAAGGCGGAGGTAAAACTCCTAAATCAAGAAAAGTAAAAACACCAAAAGGAACTCCCAGCTTTAACATTGCAAAAACTTTTATGGCAAAAAAACCTGTGAGTTATTCAAAAGCCAGAGCATACGATACTGGTGGAGATGTAGATAAAGTAAGGTCTTCGGGAAAGAAAATGCTTGAGAAGATTCGCTCTAGAACTCCGAAGACTGGAGAAAAAGCAAGGGCTAGAATGGAGGCCCAAAAGAAGTATGTTGAGGAGCAAAACAAAAAAGCTCCAAGAACAATGAAGTCTGGTGGCAAAACAAAGTAAACAAATGAGGTGAATATAATGGGTGAGTTGTTTCAATTTTTTATCGTAGCAATGATAGGCGTAGCGTTTGGATATTTCATTTTATGTAAAGGAAACTGTAAGGGCTGTGATTGCACATGCGGCTCTTGTTCTTGTAAATAGGATTTTATATGCCGCCAAGAAATCATAAAGATTGGTCAAAGACGCCAAAGATAGAGTATATAAGCTCTTTGATATATTCTGAGCAATCTGTGTACGAACAGGAAATACAAAATATCTTTTCCAAGGTGTGGATTCCTATGTGCCATTCTAGCGAAATGCCTAACTTTGGAGATTTTAGAACAACACAGATAGCGCTAAAAAATGTGGTAGCTGTCCGATTTGAGAATAATGTAATCAGGGCGTTTCTTACGGACAAGGTTAGACGCCCTTCCGGTAATGATTTGTCCATAGGTTATCATTCAGGTGTTTGGACAGAGCTTCCTTGCGAAGTTAGGCATGGCGGAATGGTCTGGACTACTTTGGATCAAGACAACCCAATGACGGTCGATCAATGGACCGCCGGAGCGTTTGATTGCATTGCAGACGCAATAGACGCAGAAGAAATGGAAGTTTTCCATTATCACAAGGCGATTATAGATACGAATTACAAACTGTGGCATGACACAAACAGCGAGTTCTACCACGATTTTATGCATTACTTTAATCGTGTTTCAGGTTTTAATGATGAATATTTTGCTAGAAAAAATATACCATTTGATAACGGACACGTTAACGTCAGTAGCTTCACAGTTAACTACGAGGAATACGATGGTTTTGAGGATCGAGGAGAGCTTAGTTTCCCTAACCTCCCTCCCAATCAATGGTATATGGTGGACCTTTTCCCCGGATTTAATTTTAATTTACGCGGCAGTGCTTATAGAAGCGATAGCGTTACACCTCTTGGGCCAAACAAAGTTCTTATTGAGTTTCGCGGATATGGTCTTAAAAAAGATACGCCTGAAGAGCGCCAGACCCGCATCAAGCATCACAACTCTATTTGGGGTCCATTCGGGCGCAATCTTCACGAAGACCTGATTGGCGTTGCGGGACAGGGTACAACAATGCGACCGGGTACTGAGCCTAGAAATATTCTGCATGGACGGCATGAAAACGGAACAATACATGATGAAGTAGGTATGAGACATTATTATGGTGAGTGGTCCAAGTGGATGCAAGTAGATGCGAGTGCAAATTGTCAATTGGCAGTGTAGTAATGTTTTGCCTGATTTCGCTTAATCCCATTGAGGTGAAGGCGGCTGTCCACGGCACTCATAAATGGATGTCTCAATGCCATGTGGCTGTAACTGAATACAGATTTGATAAACCTAATGCCGAATGCTTCTGTGCTGAAATGGATAAAGAAAATGACTGATACAGAAAAGCCAGTAGCTATAAGCATCACTGAGAACAGTTTTGAGCTTATCTTGAGAATATTAGGTAATGAGTTTATAGCAATTAGAATAGGGTCTACCAATTTTAGCGGTAAATTGATTGCAGGCAGCATATTGCTTTTATTTTTTACATTCATGTTATTAGAGGTTTTTGGACTATCTAGAATGTTGGGCATTGAGTAATGGCTGCAAGGTTAAGTGAGAACACAGAGGTCGCCCTGCCCTTACGAAACATCATAAGTATGGTTGCTGCCGCTAGTGTCTTAACGTGGGCGTACTTTGGGGTTATAGAACGACTGAACCAGATAGAGACAAACATCACAATGATGGAATCTGATTTAGCACAGAATACGGAATTTCGCATTAAATGGCCCAGAGGCGACATGGGTAGCTTACCAGCGGATTCTGAGCAGTATATGCTCATTGAACATCTAGCAAATCAGTTCGAGGATTTATCAACACAAATAGACGAGGGTCGCGCACCCTACGATCAGCAACAGAAGCTAACCTTAGAGTTTTATGAAAAAAGGATTAGTTCATTAGAAGAAAATTTAGAGAAATTGAGAAATGGACGCAACGGTAATTAAAACCATAACTCTCATATTATATATGGGCGGTGATGTAACTGAACACACCGCCTTTGAAAAGATATCTAAATGCTTAAAAGCTAAAAGAACCATAGAAAGAAATTTGTATAAGAAGAGTCAAGCGGTTCGATACGCATGTGAAAACAAGATCGTAGAAGTATCTAAAAATGGGGACGGTTCTAGTTATATAGTCCGTATAGTGGAATGAAAGAATGGATAATGGTAATTAGCATGTGGGGCAATGATGGGAGCGCTGATCATTATATAGGTCAACTCGCATTACAGGAGCCTATGACCGAAAGACAATGCGAATATATGTTAAAAGATGGAAGATGGGCCGCTAGTTACAAAAACGATTTTTACTCTATGAAGGTACATTGCTACCCAAAAGAATGTGCAGGAAAAGACAAGTGTGATTAAATTTTTGCTGGTTGTTTACATGGGAAGCAAAGTAATTAGCCAGATACAAACTTTTGAAGATTTAGATAAGTGTTTATATTTTGCAGAAAGATTATCGGGTCAAAAGCCTATAGTTATAGAAGGGAGATCAACAAAGATTATGGCTCTGTGTAAACCAGTGCCTAAGTAAGGAAAAAAAATGATAGCAGAAACCTTGGCAGGAATTTCTTTGTTTAAAGCCGCTGTTGATGGAATTAAGGGAACCATAGGAACAGCCAAAGACGTTGGCGAAATAGCCGGATTTCTTGATAAGTTGTTTGAAGGCGAGAACCAAGTACAGCAACAAAGGAACAAGAGGTCTGGTGTTGGGGGATTGGGTGATCAATTTGGTGTCACCAATGTTGCTAGAGAGGTCATAGACGCAAAGCTAGCTAAGGAGCAAATGCAGGAGATAGCCGCTATGGTAGATATGCGCTTCGGTCACGGGACTTGGGCTAGCATCGTGGCGGAAAGGGCAAAACGTATACAGGAAGCCAAACAAGCGGAAATTGAAAGACGGAAACAAGAGGCAATAAAGTATGCACAAATGCAGGAAGTTATAGTTCATAGTATCGTGGCATTATTAGCGGCTGTGGCAATAGCGCTTGGCATTGCATCTATGATATACTTCGCATCAGGAAGTTAAGTTATGCCTTTGAAAAACAGGGACCAAAAACAACCGGAGAGAGGTATTTACCGTCATCAGCTATTAAAGCCCTCTCACCTGCGGAATACGCGGCCACCCCGCGTGCTAAAAGAAAAGGAACTAAGGCTGGTAAGCAGTTCGTCAAGCAGCCTAAAAATATACGAGCGAAAATAATGTCGCATAGAAAGGTCAAGTAATGGCTGTAATAACACCTGATTTACCTGAGATATTTGAAGAGGCGTTTGAACGCGCTGGCCTTCAGATGCAAACAGGTTACGACCTAAAGACTGCGCGGCGTAGTTTAAACCTATTAACATTGGAATGGCAAAATCGTGGACTTAACCTCTGGACTATCGACTCTGGCACACAAGCTCTCACAGCAGGCACAGCGACTTATCAAATGCCTGCGGACACTATTGACCTCATTGAACACCAAGTTCGTACAGGCTCTGGGACAGAGCAAGTCGATACTAGCTTGGAGCGTATCAGCGTCTCAAGCTATGCTCAGCAAAGCTCTAAAAATCTGCAAGGACGGCCTTCTCAAATCTTTGTTGATCGTCAAGCAACGGCTGTCAATGTTACTTTGTGGCCTGTGCCGGATTCTAGCTCGTATACTTTATCGTATTTCCGCTTACGCGGAATCAATGGCATCTCGTCTGGAATAGGAACGACTGCCGATGTGCCGCCAAGGTTTGTTCCTTGTCTTGCGGCTGGCATGGCTTACTACATAGCCATGAAAAAACCTGAAGTGGCGGCTCGTGTGGCTCCGCTTAAACAAGAGTATGAGTTCCAGTTTGAACTGGCTGCGGGTGAAGACACCGACTCATCTTCAATGAAGTTCGTGCCATACGACACGTTTTACCTAGGAGGGTAATATGCCTATTGTAATTAAAGAGCTTGGACAAAAAGGCGGTCCAAAGGGTCAGGATAAAGTTATGCCTCTTCCAAAGAAAAAGCCCCGTCATGCAAGCCCAAAGCACCGTATGAATACAGAAAAGACAAAGCCTTTGGGTAAAAAAGAAGGCGGGGAAATGCCTGTGCCAAAATCCATAAGCAAGTCCATGAAAAAAGCATATTCAAAAAACCTAGATTCTGAAAATTTCCTTGCCCCCAAAAAGGGAACCCTAAGAAACCCTGCTAGGAATAGTAAGGCGCTTCAAAGAAAAGCTTTTAACAAAACTTTAAAAGAAAACCCTCAAGCAGTGAAAAGGTTAAATAAAATGAACAAATATGCCAAAGGTGGGCCTGTAACAGTTAAATCAGGAGACACCTTGTCTCAGATAGCTAAGTCAAAGGGGCTTACCCTTGCCTCCTTAATGGCCGCTAATCCCGGTATTAAAAACGCCAATGAAATTCGTGTTGGGCAGAAAATTAAGATGCCAACAGGCGGCGCGAAATCAAGAGCGCAGGGTATAGCAAAAAAGAAGGGTGTGTACGGCGATACTAGCAAGCCAGTAATGAGTGCGTTGGCTCGCGACACTGCGGCAAAAAGAGCAGCCAAATCTGAGGCGTTCAAGTACAGTGGTACAAATCTAAAGCCAGCCCCTAAAGCAAAAACCGTTAACAACCCAAAGATTGCAAGAAAAATAGCTACGACAGCAACCAGATTAAGTAATCTAGGGCAAGTGAATAAAAACCGAAGGGCGGATGATGCTGCTGCGAAGGCAAGAAGGCCTGACACTAATCGCAGACCCACTCCTGTTAGTCCAAACAAAGCATCTTCTTTCAAGGGTGTATCAAGTGCAGAAAATAAACGACTTGATGCTATTCGCAAAAAGGCAAGGGGCCGTGCCGATAGACGAATGGGCGGTGGCTCCATGAAAAAAGTACAGGGGTACAAATCTGGTGGTACTGTTCGTGGCGCTGGCGCTGCAACAAGAGGAACAGGTTTCAATAGGGCTGGATAATGAGTTTTGCTAAGGGCAAATATGCGTTTGGATACTGCGATAAAACCGGTTTTAGATATGACCTAAAAGACCTTGTTGATGAGGTTAGTAATGGCACTAAGACTGGTTTTAGGGTGGGGAAGGATGTGGTTGATCCAGATCATCCACAGAACTTTCTAGGCCGTATTCGTATATTTGACCCTCAGTCTTTACTTAACCCAAGACCAGAAAGGTTTACAGAGTCTGTAACAATAACATTCCCGACCTTTGATGCGGAAACATTAACCAGAATAAATGTGGACTTTGGTGTAGGGAGGGTTGGTGATGTTACAACAAGTGTCTAGGAGTATAAAGTGGCAATAACAACAGCAATGTGTACAAGTTTCAAAAAAGAACTGTTTGAAGCAGTACACGACTTTACATCAGACACATTTAAGATTGCTTTATACGACAGTAGCGCGACTTTAGGAGCTTCAACTACAGCGTACAGCACAAGTAACGAAGTGTCAGGCACTGGGTACTCAGCAGGGGGGGTTGCTTTGACGATTGTAGCGCCAGCAACAGACGGTACAACTGCATTGGTTGATATTGGTGATGTCTCATGGTCAGGGGCGACATTTGCCGCAAACGGAGCCTTGATATACAATTCAAGTAAATCAAATAAGGCGGTTGCTGTACTGTCTTTTGGGTCAGTCCAGAATGTTTCGTCTGCTACCTTTAATATAACCATGCCAACAGCGGCAGCGGGAACCGCGATAGTCAGGATTAACTAATGTCTTATACTTATGCCGAGCTAAAGCAAGCTATAAAAGACTTTACAGAGAATGATGAAACAGGGTTTGTAACTAACCTACCTGTGTTTATTCGTGCGGCAGAAGACAGAATAATAGTTAATGTTGATCTAGAAAACTTTCGTAAGAACGCTACATCAGCGCTCACCCAAGGTAATGAGTATCTATCAACTCCCTCTGATTTCTTAGCCCCCTTCTCTTTGTTTGTTAGCACTGCTGGCAAAGAGGGGTTTCTTCTTGAAAAAGATGTAAATTTTATGAGGGAAGCGTATCCAGACAGGACCACAACAGGAACGCCTAAATATTACGGTTTTTTTGACGCGACTGCGACAGCCGCAGCGGGTCAGGTTCAGGCAAACTTCATATTGAGTCCGACACCGGATCAAGCATACACTGTGGAGCTTCACTATTATTATCGTCCAGCAAGCCTGACTGCTGGCGCAGACAACGAATATACATGGCTTAGCAAAAACGCTACAAACGCCCTTCTTTACGGTTCTCTAATAGAGGCGTATATTTACATGAAGGGTGAGCAGGATGTTATATCCATGTATGATGGGCGCTTCCAAGAAAGCCTATCAAGGTTAAAAGACCTCGCGGAAGCAAGAGAAAACGATGACGCATACAGGCAGGGCCTACCCACTAGGCCCCGTACATAAGGAGTAGAAGATGGCAACATCAAATGCGGCAACCACATACTTGGAAAGGCGAGTTCTTGACTTTTTGTTTAAGAATAATTCTCTTTCCTTTGCCACGCCGGGCAACAGCATATATGTAGGTTTGGCTACCGCAGTAACCAGTGCTGAAAATAGCGCATTCACAGAAGTGAATATTGTATCTCAAGACGCTAACTATACGCGACAACAAGTAACGGCAGCTAAATGGAAGCAGTCAAACACCACACTTGCTGTTAATGCTGGCTCTTCTGATACAGAGATTATCTTAACGGACGCTGAAGCTTTACCATCAGCGGGCGATATTGTTATCAACCAAGAAATACTTACTTACACAGGTAAGGATGGAACAGCCACCGCTGACGCAAACGGAGCAGTTACCAGTTCTACTAACGTAACTGTTGATGGAAACAATGGAACGCTTACAGTTGGTATGGTTGTAACTGGCACAGGAATAACTGGCACAGTTCGTATTGCTACTGTTACGAACCAAAACAACATCGTACTGTCATCAGCAGTTTCAGTCGCAGACAACACCGCATTATCATTTACAGGTGTTAATACGTTAACAGGAGTAACTAGAGGGCAAGACGGAACTTCTGCCGCCTCTCACACTGCTGGAGCTACAGTCGTCTGTGACGCACAAAGAGTGATTAACGATGACAATATTGAGTTTTCTGCGTCCAGTGGAGTAGCTACCTATACGGTCACCCATGCTTTTGTTGCAGATAAGAACTTTGCAAGAGCGACCGTAAACGGCGCTGTGTCAAGCTCTGCAAACGTGACGCTAGACGGAAATAGTGGAACTATCGCTGTTGGTGATGTGGTTACTGGAACTGGGATAAGCGGTCTTGTTACAGTTCAGACTGTCACAAACCAAAACGCAATTGTTCTTAGCTCCGCTCAAAGCATTTCTGATAATGTCGTGTTAAAGTTTGACGGCAGCAACACATTGTTCCTAGGCGCTCTTGATGCATCCAAGGCGCTCGCTGTTGGCGATATATTCAGAATTAATGCAGGCAACCTAAGTATTGAGTTGAAGTAATGGCTCTTGTCATCAAAGATCGTGTTAAGGAAACTTCAACCACCACTGGCACTGGTACTTATACCTTAGCTGGTGCGATAAGTGGGTTTGAGGCGTTCTCTGAAATAGGGAACGGCAACACCACCTATTATGGTTGTTCTGATGGCACGAACTTTGAGGTTGGAATTGGAACATATACCTTGTCTGGTACAACACTGGCTAGGACTACGATCCTAGAAAGCAGTAGCACAAAGATTACAGCACTCGTAAACGGCGCTGTGAGCGCCTCTACAGCCGTTACAGTTGATAATGTCTCTGGAGGTACTCTAACTGTGGGACAGCGCGTCAAAGGGACAGGAATCTCCGGCGTTGTGACTATTGCTACGGTGAATAGCCAGACAAGTATTGCTTTAAGTACAGCAGTCACTTTGGCAGATAATGTGTCGCTTACAATTGGTGACGAGAAGATAAACTGGTCTTCAGGGACCAGAACAATATTTTGCACGTTGCCAGCAGAAAAAATGATCTTTAACGATGCTAGCGGTAATGCAGTAAACTTCACGGAACAAGACCCAAATGCGCTAGCATTTGCGATAGCGTTAGGATAGGAAAATGGCAAACGCATTTAAGACATTTACTGACACGGCTGTAGGGACAAGTAACGCAGATGTTTACACTTGTCCCGCTGGAACAGAAACAACAATAATCGGATTGAATGTTGCTAACATACTTACAGTGTCCATTACGGTTAACGTGCAGCTAATAAACAATGACGGTGATAATGTACATATTGTAAAGAGCGCTATAGTGCCTGTCGGAAGTAGTTTGGTGGCTGTTGGCGGCGATCAGAAAATTGTTATGAACGCATCCGACATTCTCAGAGTAACAGCTAGTCAGGCAAGCGCCGCTGATGTAACAGTGTCTGTACTGGAGATTACCTAATGGCACTCGGCACTATTGACACTAATCAGATTGCAAGCGATGCAGTCACTGTACCGAAAGTGACTGACCAAGTTTTGGCAAGCCCCAATTTAATAATCAATGGCGCTATGGAAATATTCCAGAGAACCACTTCGGTTGCCAGTGTGTCAGATAACACATACGTTGTCCAAGACCGAATGAATTTCTTTTCCAGTAATGATGGCGTTATATCTGTATTTTCTAGTAGCGAACATCCAACAGGTGCAGGGTTTTCAAAATCTCTAAAAGTAGATGTAACCACAGCAGATACTTCAATAGCGGCTGGTCAATATCTTGGCATTAATCAAAGGATAGAAGGTTACAACCACGCTCAACTTGAATACGGAACAGCAACCGCTAGAACCATCGTGGTGTCTTTTTATGCCAAATCTAATTTAACAGGTCCATTTTGTTACAGCGTAAAAAACGGTACATCTGATAGGTCGTTCCCAATAGAGTTTAGTTTGAGTGCGGCTAACACTTGGGAAAGAATTTCTTTTGTCATTTCGGGGGACACAAGCGGCACTTGGTTAGAGACAAATGGTATTGGGGCATATCACCAAATTTCTCTTGCTATGGGTTCAACCTATCACGGGACTAATAACACTTGGCAAGCTGGTAATAAGGTAGCGACCAGTAATCAGGTAAACCTTTTATCAAGCACTAGCAATGAGTTCTTTTTGACAGGGTGGCAAGTAGAGGTCGGGACTGCCTCTCCAACCGCTTACCAGCATGAGGACTACTCAACCACGCTACGCAAGTGTCAGAGGTATTACGAGACACTACCTCAACATACTGGTGGTTTTTCTGTTATTGCAACCTATCGGGCGGGTAGTGACTATCGTCAAGAATGGATGTTTAAAGTAACAAAAAGAGCAAACCCCACAGCAGGTGGAAGTCAAAGCGCAGGTCCAACTGCAACATATATAAGTCCTGATATGATTTCTTATTACCACACTGCTGATTTTTACGGTGGTGCTTTAACGGCAAATGCGGAGTTGTAAAAATGGATATTAAATCAGCAAAGTATTATAAAAACGGTATAACTGGTAAAGCGTGTGGCATCTATTGCACAATTGATGATGTTAAGGTGGCTGTTCCCCTTGACCCAGACAACATACACTACGCAGAAATAGAGAAGCAACGGCTGGCTGGCACTCTAACAATAGAGGATGCAGATTAATGGCATATTTAGGACCACCGCCATCACAGACACCAGCAAGTCCTACTAGCCAGTATTTTTCTGGGAATGCGTCAACTACAACTTTTACATTAAACCGCCCGGTTAATGTTTCTGAAGACCTGAACGTGTATGTTAATAATGTGGCTCAACAGCCGGGGTCTGGAAAGGCTTACACTGCTTCAGGAACTAATTTAATTTTTGATGCAGCACCCTCCGCTGGCACAAACAATGTGTACGTTGTTTACCGAGGACTAGCAGAGTTAAACACCCGCATTAATTTTGACAGGACTGTATCAACATCAAGCCCATCTGGTGGTGAAGATGGGGACATTTGGTTAAAGGTAAGTTAATATGCCGCTCTACGTTAACGATAGCGGCACTTGGAAGGAAGTCACCAGTGGTAATTACTATGTTAAACATGGTGGGGCGTGGACGGCTGTACAAGAGGCGTATGTTAAAGACGCTGGAAGTTGGAAGCAGTATTTTCAGGGCGAGGTTGGTGTGACACTGGCTAATAGTACAAATGTGGCTGTATCATCCCTGTTCACTTCTTCAGTATGGACAGGGACTACACCAAAAAGAATTACCATCCCATCTGGTGTTACTATTGGTGGGACAGGTGGAACAGCCGCTATGACAATAGCAAACACTATGGCTGGCACTCTTGTCATTGATAATGCTGGCAGTGTTCTTGGCACTGGGGGCGCATCGAATGGCGGGGCGGGCGGCAATGCAATCACTAATGCGGCCTCTAATGTGACTATAAACAACACAAATTTATTAGCTGGTGGAGGCGGCGGAGGCGGTCAGGGCGGGGCAGGCGGCTCTGGCGAGGTAAATAACACAACAGCTTGGTCAGGAAGAGAGCCAGCCGCAAACTGGACTAATGGCTCGGCTCAACTTGGATATTATTGGAATGTCAATACTTATCATTTTTATTATGACGGTTCTACTAGCTATATAATTTGGGCCAGTAATATTGGTAATGCCAGCGGGTTTCCAGCTTACATAAGAATTGGAAGTAACGAGTATCATAGAGGTATTAGTCGCGGTAGCGGGAAATATGAAATATACCGTCAAGCAAAAACAACCACTTCAGCCGGAACAGGCGGGGCTGGTGGGCTGGGACAAGGCTATAATCAAACAAATTCGTCAGGCTCAGTCGGGAGCGCTGGCGGCACAGGTGCTGGCACGGGCGGCACGGGCGGCGCTGGATCGACCTACGCTGTTGCAGGCGTAGCGGGATCGACTGGCGCGAATGGAAATTCATATAGCAGTGGTACGGGCGCTGCTGGAGCCGCTGGCGGCGCTGCTGGAGCCGCTGTTAGCGGGACCTCAGTAACAATGAACAACACTGGCACAATTCATGGAGCGGTCGCATGACCAAATATAATGTTGAAAAAATTGAGGACGGCGTTGCTACTTTGCGATACCCTGATAATAGCTGGGCGGAAATTGTTTTATCCTCAGATATGACAGAAGGGGACCTAGATGATTTGGCACTACAGTATGCACCAAAAACTGGAGCCAAACCGAGCTTTCTTTCCGCAGGCGAAACTAGGACAGCAACAGCTAAAGCAATCGAAACCCCAGCAGATGATCGTGCCGACTATATCAAAGCGAGAGAAGAAGCCTATGGCACATACGCTGAACAACTTGAATACATTACCGAAAAAGGTCTAGAGGCTTGGCAAGCGAATGTATCTAAAATTAAATCTGACAACCCGAAACCTGAGTGATGGTGAGGAATAACTAGATGCCTATATCTAAAATATTATCAGGCTCCTTAGATAGCGGTAAAGTACTGCAAGTTGTCTCAAATGTTGTTACTAATACTCAAGTCCAGACAAACTCGCAGTCATACGTTGATGCTACTTTAACCTGCGCTATTACACCTACTTCAAGCAGCAGTAAAGTTCTTGCTTTAGTAACTACTCAACAAACAACTTCATCAGCCGGTGATTATGGATTGTTTGGATTGAAAAGAGGTTCTACTGATTTAGAAGGTGGAAAACTTTTTGCGGCGCAAGAAAATAACGATTGGGAAACGGTATCTTTCCAATACTTAGATAGTCCTGCTACAACAAGCGCAACCACCTACACATTAAGATTTGCGAGCAATGCT